TTATTAGCGTACGTTCCCTGAAGATCGTATTCATAGCATCCCTTCTCCACATTGATGATGCTATTGAAAACGACTATATTAGGCAAGGTTACAGTTATATCCGTACCCTGCGAAAGAGTCTGCATCAAAGTTCCATCCTTCTTTCTAATCTGCATTTTAAAAGTCACACCTGTAAAATTTAAGGCAACATCATCATCATCTGTAAATGTCAAAGTCGGAGCAAATGTATCACCCTGATAAGCCGTAATATTAGCTTCTGCTCTTCTGATTGCGTTTATAACTGTAGGCATCTTTATTTTTTTATAAATACTATAAAATGTAATCGGTAGGCACTTGGCAATTATTGTACAATATTGGCAATTTTAGACTTACCTCAAAAGTCACTCCAGCTAAAATGTCTTCCTGCCCTTGCCTGAAATATTCAAAAGTTACGTTCTTATCCATCACCCACTCATTTTTATCCCAACTTATCTGAGCTAAAAGATCGTGGCCGATCAACTCACAATCTGACTGCATTTCAAGTTCATCCATATTTTCAACGTGATGAATGTCCGCAATCGTTACAACTATTCGATAAGTCTTTTCCTTGCCGGCAATATCGCTTCTATTAAGCGTATACCACACGGCAGGATACTCCTGATCCTTATAATCAAACACTAAGAAGTCTTCAGCTTTTACGTGCTTTGCTGTTCTGACTTGCTTGTGTGCGGCTGCTATCTCTACCAGCTTTTTGATTATTTGATTTAATGTTAGACTCATGTTTTTTTAAGTAAGCTTTTAAAAGCCTTTGTATTTTGTTAGTATAACTCATCGGCAACATGATAAGAATTCGTATTTGTACCACTTAGGCTGATCTTCTTTAGGTCGATCTGTTTTACCTAAATAAATACCAATTTCGAAGGATGTGCGTTTCGGAACAAAAGTATCTGTACGGCTTCCCGGATTGATATACTCCTGAAACTTATTGCCTTCTCCTGCTTCCTGAATCAAATATCTAATAAGCCGTTCTAAATACCATTCAGCACGATTCTTAAACTTAGCAGTAAAATCGTCAATCTCTGAAACACCTAAATTCTCGCTATTCTCAGTAGTCTTACGAGTTAAGCCTTTGTTCCATAATTGAAAGCTAAGAGCCGGAGCAAGTTCACTAATCGTGTACATGATCAATGGGTCTCTTATGTAGCTTTTCAACAGAGTTTCTTCTTCATCTGTTAAACACCCATCGCTAATACCATCCTGCAAACGATCATAAAGAGCCGTTCCCAAAACAGGAAGAATATACATTTCCTGACAAGCTTTTATTTCAGGAACGATCATTTTGCTGTCTATGTTTTTATGAACAGCTGATCTTTCGTAAATATTCTCAGGACTGATAAAAAGGATATCTCTCATTTATTATTTTTTTTGCATTACAACTACAGATTGCCAAAAATGCCTGCACGACTTAGACTTTCCCCACCATCCACCACCACGATCAAAAACACTGTAGCCAAGTCTTCTGCTCATGCTTTCTATCTCAGCACGACTCCAAAGCTTGTTCATCCCGATTAATCTTCTGCAGAACTCCCTTGTCGTATCTATAATAGGCCCACCTTCAGCACCAGGTTTCAAATCATAATCATACATGATTTTGAAATTCAAAGTTTCAGGCTGAAGCTTTGGTATGTTAGGAGTAGACTCAGGAATCTCCTTTTTCACCTCATTGATCTTTTCTTTTCTGTCTTCGATAATCTGTTTAGTAAGAGGAGAAGTCAAAACTCTTTCAACAGATTCATCTTCGCCAATACTTTTTACCTTACTTTTTATCTTACCTGTTTTTTCAAGGTTTGAAAGTATTTTATTTACAGCTTCGATTTTTATATTTAAAGTTTCAGAAATTACAGAAGGCGTTATGTATTTGTCTTTCCTGATCAAATCCATAATATCTACTTCGATCTGACTCAAGAATTGAAACTCATTATCATAGAACAAAAATTTGTTCCTTTTTACAATCATGTAATCATCTTTCGAAACTCCACATGATGCAAATTCAGCTAACAAAAGTTCATCCTTCTCCTGACTACTAAATTCCTGTACTTCATTGTCTATAGACAACATAGTGTTAACCTCCTCTTCGTTCAATCCAAGGCTGCTCTTTAAAAGCAACTTCGCCTGTTCCTGACTGATCTCACCATTTTCAAATTTGCGGATAATCCGAGTTAAGCTTTGCCATTGACGACCTGTTAAGTTTTTCAAATTCTCATTAACAATAGCCTGCTGAACTTCTGAAGGCTGCGCTTCTGTTTGTGCAATTTCAGGATATTGTGCAGTGTCAATACCTATCTTTTCAAGTAACCACTTCTTAGGAGCGATCTGCAATAATGTTGCTTCGCTAAATTCAAAGCCTACAGGTTCTATAGGTATTATCTTTTTCTCTACACCTGTCAATTCGCTGAACAGCATCTCAAGTGCTTGCTGCTTGTCGTTGCAATATGTAGACTTAAATATCTCGTACGCATCACGAATCTCTGATCTGCCACCTAATTGACCTTCGACACGAATGCCAAACAGCATTGGGCTTGTAATCTGATGCCCAGCGAAAAGTTCTTCCTGAATGCTTTTTGCAAGTATATCGAAATGCTTATCAAGGTCAGTGCTGCTAAGATCGTCAAGTTGCGGGCGCTTATTCGGATCTTTACCGAAATTCAGCACAATATTTCCCGCATTCTCGCTGCCTGTGAACTTGCTTTTAAATCCTTTCTCTATCTCACGCTTCTCTTCCTCTGTAGGTATTCCCTCAAAGAAACTGATCATCTTTGATGCAAACATACCATTGGTAATTGTGCTCAAATGATACTTACTGATCTCAATATCGGTCTGTATAGCATTTAAAGCACCCATGTAGCCGGGATAGGAATAAGTTTCAACTCCGGGCCTGTATTCTTTGTAATAAAGAATTTGCGTTTGGTTTTTAAGCATCGCAGGGTCTTGCTTAGGATCATAGGCTGCGAACACCTTAGGCTCTTCGCCTTTCTTGTAACTTTCCCAATCCTTAACGTAAAACTGAGTATTATCTTTGCTCGATCTTACTTTGTGATAAGGAATATGATAATATGCAGCAACCTTGCCAAGCTGGTTGTACTGAACCTCAATATAACAACCTCCGAAAACCTCAATATCCAAACAAACTTTTTTAAGAACTTCGTTGCAGCTTTCATAAGGGTTTGCAGCCATAGGCTGATCAAAACCTTTCCCTACAATATAGTTCACTTTCCCAAGTATAATACCATTGTGCTTGCTGCTTTTATTGAACATATTCAATAGCAAATTCGGGAACTTGTTGTCTTCACCAAACAGCACCCAGCCTTTGTTCGGAACTTCCTTCATAACAGGAACTTTCACATCGGCAAACTTTATGAAACTGATTCTACTCTGCATCGTATATTTTGTAAGTTGTTGGATTATCGTATTTCGTTGTTGTTACATCCTCACCATCTGAAAGAAACATAAGCCCAGTCTCAACAATGGCACCGGCATTCGCCTCATTTGTGTTTGATGTACTTGCCTGCTCGTATACTGTATATTTAAACCAACCTTCATCCTTTGTGCCGAAATAAGTATTCACTACAAAAGCGAATTGGTTGTATCTGTCTTTATAAAGACTTTGATCTGCACTATTAACCAAAACAAATTTTACCTTCTCATTAGTTGCCCTCGACTCAAAAACAAAAAGAAAGTTAGCATCCAAAATAGTCTGCTTTTCTTTCAACGTTACATAGATCGTTGCAGTCGTTCCTTTTGTTAATTTGATCATCTTTGTATAAATACGTGCAAACAAAAAACGCCCGCCTATTTGCAGGCAGGCGCTTTACCTTTATTCTGACAATTATCAACCAGCAGTTTCAAGTGCAGCAGCTACAGAACTATTCACCTCGTAAAGCTGATCAGGCTCTTTACCCATAAAGTTAAGAGTATATCCTGAACGATCTCCGAAGGCTGTACCGCTTCCGCTTTCAGATGCACCCATATCCAAACCTCTTTCCTTACCGAGCATCCAATATTTATTGTTGTTGTCTTTTACAACAGCGATAACAATGTTTTGTGCCAAAAGCTTCAGTTCAGTGTTAATAGCTGCAGAAAGTTTGTTTACTACAATCGTAAGGTTTTGCTCGAAAAACAAAGTGCCGTTTTCGGAACTTACCTGAGGATTGTGAGTAAAGTTTCCAGTCTCTTTCGGCAATTCATATTTCCAGAAACGTTTTCCGCTTGCCTTAGTGATTCCAGTAATAACACCAGAAGCATTTGCAGCAATAGCGGTTACATTTGCTCTTTCTATAAAAAATACTTCAGTAATACCGCCGGCTGAATCCTTACAATCTAAAGTGTATCCTTGTGTTAATGCGCAGGGCATATTTTATGTTTTTAAAAAGGGAGGATGTTTCACCTCCCTTAGTTATTGATTAATTACGCTTCGAACTTAACGATCTCATCAGGGAATGCGAACTGAACTCCCATTTTGAATGATGCGCTGAACTTAACGTTACGATCATCCTGAGAATACCACATTTCGAAGTTGTCCTCTTCACCCTGAAGATCAACACCTAAGAAAATGTTTGACATTCTGAAAGCATATATATCAGAAGTATCAGTAAGACCATGAACAGGAACTACGCTGTAAGCAGTTCCGGGAACTTTGAACTCAGCAGCAGGAGGAGTGTTGTCACTTCCAGGATTGTAGTGATACAAATTAGCATCAACATAAGCCTGAATCAGAAGATCGTAAACATCCCATCCGCAGAAAATGCGAACATCTGATTTCCCTTTAATACGAGCAGGAAGAGCTTTTATAACAGCTAATACCGCATTCTTTGCCTTAGTTGTAGAATCAATTCCTGTGATCGGAGCACCTGCACCATAGAAGCCTGTAACGTTAGCATTTACAACACTACCACCAGCATCAGACACAAGTTGCTTAATTCCTTTGAACTTATTTAAAAGTCCGTTAGTTCCACCATAGCCACTTCCTGTAGCTTGCCAGATTGCAACCTCTAAAGCTTCAGCGATCTTACCAGCTTTGCGAGCAGTATATTCTTGAGCGAAGATAATGCTGTCATAATTTGAACCGGCAGGAAGAGCCTTCTGTAAGTAGTAAGCTTCCAGATCTTTAGGGCAAAGAACTTCCTGAGTCTTTACCTTGCCTACTGTCAGCGTACGCTGTGTAAATTCAGTCGTGCCAGATGCAGAAAAACCGCAAGATGAATCATCTTGGAAGAAAACATCAGTATCCATACGGTTAACTGTCTGAGCAGATTTTACACCTGTCATAACATTACCTTCGGAAAGGATCAGCTGTTGAGTACGAGCCTCAAACAGCGAAGCAGTAACGAGCTGTTGCTCATTTTGTTCTGTGTAAGCCGTAAGGCCTGTAACTAAAAAAGCCATTTGATTTTATTTTT